CAGTGAGCCATCAACTAAGTAACCTTCACCTTGTAGTTTTACTGTGTTAATCATGATTATTTATTCCTTATAACCTTGCGTCTGCTGCCGCATCGGGTGCGACGAGTCTTATACCTGCTGCGCGAAAGTTTGACCCTGAGTATTGGAGAAGCACGTGTGTTGGGTCTGATACTATTGTTGGAGCGTTGGCATGATGACCTACAGCAGACCAGCTAGTCGCAGTAAAAGTTGGTGCAGCCCTCATTACCACTGGGAGTTGATAGATGCCAGAGTTATAGCTAGTAGCTCCCTCAGAGGCAGAGGGCATAATTACTAAATTTGAACTGGTAGCGCAGTCAACAAAATACCTCTGCACTAAACCTAGCTTCTCCGCATAAGGAATATACTCAGGCTCAGTAGCTACACTACCTATCTCAAGCTGTAAGTCTGAGAATAAAAACGTGTTGCCAGCTGTAGAAACACCATTCACTTGGTTTGAAGTAATATATTCATCCCCTGCTTGCCAAGAACCACTTGTACCTTGAAAGTCAACCCCCATTGCTGCCGCAAAAACCAACCTAATTCCCGCTCCACTAGTGTTATCCCAAGTCCCCGTAGTATCCAGAGTAATAGTCTCAGAGTGTTGCTCTACAGCATTAGATAAGGACTGCGTGTATTCAAATATATAATATCTGTCAAAAGCAGCATTTTTAACAGCAACACAATATGTACCTGTTTGGGTATGCCTATGCCTAAAACTAATAGTAATGGTCTTAGCGCCTGTATAGCCAGCTAGTAAAGGAAAAGCATCATACCCTTCAACAAACGCTTCTAGTAGGTAATACTCTACTGCTCCAATGGATGCGTCACCAGTTGTCACATCAAGACCAAACATGTCATAAACGCCAATAGGGTATACGCCAATATTTGTTACTCCAGCTCCAGCGCCAGTTCTATACTTAAACACGTCCGCAGCATACTCATCAGTAGTAGCGTTAGTTTTGTTACCCTCTTGATTAATATACGGTGCTACACCATTAATGATGAAGTTCCTACGACCAATGGCGTTCTCAGCAACAGCATCATCTAATAGTGAACTTTGGGCTTGCTTCTCAGTGTCTAGCTCATTAATAGCCGCTTGAACATCAGTTGCTACGATATTACCCGTAGCTGTGTAGTTTACGTCTACTGCATCTGCTGTAGATAGTTGCCACGTAGACCCGTTATAAACCTTACGTCTATTTATTGTAGTGTTAAAATATTCAGCACCAGTAAGTAAAGCTGCCCCATCATTATCTAATGTTGGGTCTGAGGCTTTAGAGCCTAAGTATCTATCGTCAAAGTTATCATAAGCAAGTTCTGCTGCTGTCTGTGCTGCTTGAGCGTTAGTCTCTGCTAGTTGTGCTGCTGTGACGTTATTTCCTGTAGTAACCACATCAGCATTGGTTAGAACTACGTCTGCATTAGTAGTGACAACATCGGCGGCGGTTGCTATTGTATCCAGATTAGTCTGTACTAAATCTGCTGCTGCCTCACTAGCTGAGGTTGAAGCCAACCCTGCTGCTGTAATAGCTGTTCCTGCATTTGTTCCTGAGGTGACTACATCTGCTGCTGTTAGTACAACGTCAGCATTTGTTAGTAACACATCTGCATTAGTGGCTACTTTATCCGCTGCTGTGGCTATTGTATCTAAGTTTGTTTGGACTAAGTCTGCTGCTGTAGCAATGGTATCAAGGTTAGTTTGAACTAAGTCTGCTGCTACTTGTACTGCATCTGCACTTGCATTAGTCTCTGCTAACTCTGCTGCTGTTTGAGCAAGACTAGCTTTAGCTGAATGATGAAGTGCTGAGTAATCATCTACACTATCACCACCTGCATCTGTACTTACTAAAGAATCTTCTGCTTTATTAGCCCACTCTTCCGCATAACTCTTAGATAATGCTGCATCACTAGCTAGAGACTGAACTTCATTAATAGTAACGTCATTGTTAGCATCTCCAACACCGCCTACACCTCTATATAATGCCATTTAGAATATCCTAATAAAGAAAAAGATAGCGGGGGATTTCTCCCCCACCACTGTTTAACTATACCTTACGCTGGTACAGCAATTACTAAGCCACTTTCAGGACGAAGCACTTGTGTTCCATATAAAGTATCTGCTGTAAACAAGTCACCTAAGAACTCTTGTTTATATTGAGATTGTGAACGAACACCCATTTGTTCAGCAAGAACCATAGCATCTTTGTGAAGAAGCATAGCACCTTTAACCTGAACAGAACCACCCGCATTTTCACCAGCAGATTCGATTTCTGGGCAGTTGGTAGATACATAAACATCTACACCGTACAGAGAACCAATCTTACCATTAACAACGCCACGCTCATTTACAAAGTCGCTAGATTGGTAACGGTCAATACCCATGATAGTTTCACGTACACTTGGAGGGATAACTAAAGCTCGGCTATCCATAGGTGTATCGTTGTTATCTAATTGAGTAATAAGCTGACGGAAAGCTAAGTCAGAGAATAAGTCTGTTGAAGCAACAGTATCCTGAGCATAAGCTGCAATACCGTTAGCACCATCTACATAGAAAGCGTTACTATGAACCCAATCAGCAGGTGCGCCAGCAGCAACAGTACCATCACCGAAGCCAGTACCTAGTACAAACAAATCAGAATCTACTTGTTTAGCTAGAGCATAACCAGCATCATCTGTGTAGAATCTACGCATAGATGAAAGTGCTTGAACATCAGTAATATCCTCAATCAAACGAGAGTATTCATAATGTTTATCAATGTTGACAATTACTTCTGACTCAGTAGCAGCAATTAATGTTACTTGTGTTTCTACTGCTTTCTGTGAAGCATTACCACGAGTAGGTTGCGGAATGTGTAGCGAGTCACCTTTCTTGCCCTTCATAGGCATTTTGTTTACAAGGTTCGCTAACACAAGGTTAGATTTATATGAAGCAATAATTTCATCTGACCATAACTCTGGGATGAAAGTTGCGCCTGTAGTATTAGTTACATGATTTGTACCTAAAGCCATAATTTATTTTCCTTTAAAGTATTTAATATTATTTAACCCTCCCCTCAGCATACGCTTTTGTAATCTCCTCAGATAACTGTGAGTATCGCTCAGGGTCGGTTCTTAGTAAGTTAATAATGTCAGTCCGACGATAGACTTTACGAGACTTCTGTTCACCAGAACTACTAGAAGAACCTGTAGAAGCTTTCTTACGCTCCTGTTTCAAGTCTGCCTTCTGTACTTCTTTTGTTTCTGTCCGTGTTTTAGATATAGCTCTCCAATTACTTAGAATCTCCTCTGCTGAATCCCAATCGTACTCGTTCAATGCTCTAGCTACTAACTGCTCTCTAATACGAGAACCTTGTACCCAAGAAACAAACTCAGGATTATCACCTAGCTCCGAATGTTCTGGAAACTCTGTATTAAGCCTGTTCATAAACGCTTGTTCTTTGAGTTGCTTATTAAGGTTTTTAACCTCAGCAAGCTCAGGGTTATTTGCTATTGCTTGAGCTACAGCCTTTTTAGGATTATCAAAGAAGTCTATATCATTATCTTCTTCTTCTTGACTGTGGGCATCTGTTTTGATATTTGCCTTAACAAAGTCGTCTACAATATGACGAAGTTCTCCAACTTCTGAACTCTGCCTACCAAGTAACTTCTCAGCTTCCTTGTGCATTTGAATAATCTCAGCAGTAGATTTTCCCCTGTATTTCTCAGGAATATCATCAGCTACATTACCATCTGCCTCAGCTTGTTCAACGTCATCTACTTCGGGTTGCTCTACATCATCCGTAGAATCCTTAGTATCAAACTCGTTTAGTTCTTCACCTTCCTGTAAACCTTCTTCGATGTCTAGGTTATCAGGCTCTATAAAATTAGCCATTATATTATTAACTCCGTACTTAAAGTATTATGGATTAGTTGTTTATCTTAGCGGCTTTCTCATGTTCCCTTGCCCACTTCATAGTCGCCCCAGGATAATCACCCGATAACGCATCTAAAGTAAAGTTCCCACCAGAAATTATCCGCTTTGCTTTTTCCCCACACTCAGGGCAATCTGCTTCCTCTATTGCGGTAGAGACAAACTGCTCATGTGTATGGTCATTACTACACTTAAAATCATATATTCTAAGCATCGTATTCTTCTTCTTCTTCTGACTCCTTAATGGAATCAAAACTGTTCTTGATTAAGTTCTCATAGTTAGAGATATTATCCAGAATAAGTTTCTGACCTTTGAAGTGGAACAGAGACTCTAGGGTATCTGCTTTCTCTAATGTAAGGTCAGTCTTGGACTTATCTATCTCTTCTACAAATTGCTTCCACCCTGCAGAAGCAAATAACTCAAAGAATGTTTCATAGTATTTTTCATCTTCTAGTGTCATCTATATTTTCCTTATAGGGTATATTGACTGTTGGTTTACTTCTTAGCTGTAGTTGGTTTCTTCACAACTTCTTTTTGTTTAAGTGCTTCTTCTAGTGCAATGAGTCGTAGGTCATAGTTCTCTAACACTCTGTTTACATCTTGAAGTAAAACATCTATATCTCGTTTTGTTATCATTTAATTATCCTAATAGGTTAAATTTAAGTCTGTTGTTGTTGTCTTATCTATCTTCTCTAGTAAAGCTATAACTTCTTCTGTAGTTCCACCTACAGTAACCGTGATAACCTCTGAGCTTGGTGGTGTGTAGTTGACTAGCGCGCTAACACCAACGGGTAAATAGTCTAATTTAACTAGCTGCGCGCCAGCGAAACCATCATCTGAGATTATCTCGCCTGTAATTGATAAAGTCCAATTAGACTGAAACTCTAATCCAATACGCCAGCCATCGTTTAATACAGCACGTCTAGGTGTGAAGTTTGCCCCAGCAGGTTCATTACCTTGAGCCGACACAGGATTGTCCTTCACCCTAGTAGACTCATCAATACGCCTGATTGACCTCACCTCAGTGTACATATCATCTACTGGATGAAATGTAGCCACATCGTCTTTAATAAAGACTATCTTATTGAGAATATCCAACCTATCGACATAAGTAGATGTAAAGTCTGCATAGATAGCATCCTCAAATACATCTGCTTCAAATACATCAACTGCTACGACAGCCATTAGATATGGAAACTCGGTGCTTTCTGTTTAGTAGGAACACCTGTTGACTGATAATGAATATCAACAAAGTGAACAAAGGGTAGTGAGCCATCATTAATTGTATTAGCCGATAATGTGACTCGTAACAAGAACATGCCATCAACCTCTAGTGTAGCAGTATCAAGTAGTCCACCTGTACCTCCCGCATTAGAAAACTGAGCTTCTGTAACCATGTGCTGATAACGTGTTGTGCTTGCCGCTTCTGATAGGTTCACACTAATAGGCGCACCAAACGCTGCTTGGTTATGCCCTTTAGCATAAGTCCCCTCAACAATAAAGGTAGGCGCACCACTAGCAACAGTTAAAGAATTATGTGACCAGTGAACGTGAACATAAATGTCAGTCCCCTCCGCATAATCGTGAGGCATGTGTAGCTCAATGAAGCCCTCGTCATTAACTGAATACTGCCGTGATTTTAAATTACCTGAGTAAGTTACATAAGGCGGTAGTGTTGCTGGGGTCGCATCATCATAATGAAGATTACCAATCAAGTCATGCCACCCCCAATCGGGGGCGGTTTCATCAATCTTTAACCCAATAGCAGGGCTTTTAGGAATATAGACACCATTCGGGTTTTCTTCAAAGTGGTCTATATTCGCATCATGCTCTGCGCTGGTAAGGGCTTGCCCTTTTACTAGTCGTCTGGTTAAAGCCATGCTCTACCCCTATA